CCGATTCAGCCGCACTTATGGTTTCGGAATGGACTTCTCCTAAACCGAATGGGGTTTCCCATGATGAATCAGTTGTTGATCCACCATAGATGACCTCATCAGTTTCGGATAATTCCATTAACCCTTTTGTAAGAATAATTCCACCTTTATAAAGAGGGAGTATATTTCTCCTCTCTTTCGAAAAGATGGAATCCATATCGATAATAGTCAATTCATCAGCTATCTGTTTAAGGGACTTATCCTTAAGTCCTTTAACAGTGGTTGATAACTGACTAATACGATTTGTTATTCCTACGAATATAGGGTGCGTTGAGAAAGTGTTAGGATCATCGAAACCTAATGATGAAAGTTTTTCCATCATTATGTTTGCAATGATCATAATCTTTCCAACTTCCTTACCAACCATGTTCCCTATTCCCATCGAGAAAACTCGGAGAATAAATTCTTCGAATTCTTTTCCAGATGGGAGGATTATGTCATCATTATTGGCTAACGCAAGGGAAAAGACTCTTCTAGTCTCTTCCCTTGTAGCTAGACCAAGTGATAACCTAATCCCTAGGGCAAACCTTTCTACTTGGGTTCAATTTACTCTCAAAATAAAGGGTTTACCTTTATTAGAGTGTAACTTAAGACCCTTGTAAAATTGTTTTACCAAGGAAATAAGATTACCTGCCCATACTACAAAATTCATTTTAATTACTATGTAATCAAAAAGAATCGAGTAGACAATGAAAGGATTCGTTCTATTACGAACCAATCCCCTCATTGGGAGACCTGTAATCTCTTTTCCATCCTGGAATCATCTCTTAGCAAATTCATATGTATTTTTTGATACATGTGTTTTGTTGGGAGATAATTCAACCCCTAGCTTCCGCATGACCTTACAGTACTTGGATGCAACATCATTATTTTTAATAACAATGTCGTCTCCAAGAATTATATACTGTGTGAAATTATGTATACCACATAATTTCGCACAGTAATAAACTATAAGGTGATGTGAAAGTGTAAAGGCGGCTCAAGATGAATAAGCCCCCATAGGTTGCCCCACACTATATGTGTAGGGATTTCCTTCTGGGGACTCATATTCCCTTGATGTTAACAGGTTCCTTCATGCATATGCAAAACAAGGATCATGGAAGATTTCTTCCATAAGCATTGTTTGTACATGAATGGGAAACCGGTCTGTGGCTGCGCTGAGGTCTAATGATCAAAATTGATGTTGATTTTCTTCTCAACAGGCTTTTGGATCTTGAGTATAAGTCCTGTCCATTGGTATATTTTTCAGTATTCTGAATAATATATTATGGATAGGTTTAAGAGCTAATTGCGATACATAATCAAGCATCGCGATTACTCTTAGCTTACACTCGGGATCTTTTATTAAAGAAAGCTGTCCAGAATATCTGGACTTGTTTTCCTTAACAAAAAGACCCTTTTCAGATGCAAAAGCTCATGAGTAGAACTTCAATACTCATTGGCCCCCTTCAATGCCAAGTAGGGTAAGAATCCACTGAAGTTGACAGTAACTAAGTGTTAAGATAGAAGTACCAGCAGTAAGTGAAGACTTACCACTGGGGCTTCCCTTAACATTTAGAAAAATGTCAGCTAAAGTGAATTCTTCTCTTTTGGCATTGAGATTAAACTTCTTTACAAAATCTCGGACAACACCACGAGGTATTATATACCTCTTGGTCGGTCCTGGATTTGTGATAGTAGAATAATCGGGGGTCAACACCTCTCCTTTCATTGGATCTAGTACACGAGAGCATCCTAGGAGAGAAAGAAGAATCTTTTTCTCTAGGATACCCTTGTGTGCTAGTTCCTTTAAAGGGAGAAGTGCTTTTGGTCAACCCTCAGCGTCAACACCTACATGGAACTTATTAACAAAGAGTGGTGATCCACAAAGGTATCTAGTCACATGTAATCTCATTGTTTTCAATGAAGTTACAGTGTACTTTGTACCGTTGTGTTTCAACATCTTTGTTAGAAGTCCCATGTAGATGTTGGGATATGTAGAAACATCATAACCGAATATCAATCTTAAAGTTTTCTTTATGATTGGATATAGGTCTTGCATGTTTTTTTATGTATTTCAACATCAGTGTACCGGTTGTCACTTTGGAGCCAACTGCTGGAACGTCCCAGGCCAAGCTAACCTCATTGATAGCTTGCTGAGTAATCAGCCAGTGGTCGATACAGTTGCTGGTCTGTACCAACGTACTCCAGTAGAGAGCATTGACTGGACATATGAG